TATGCGGGAGCAAATAAATGGTGGTGTAATGCAACGTATAAATGAACAAAGGTTTGAGAGTTGCGAGTATCATAAGTCTCACACTCATAAAAATTAATACAAAAAACATCGGCGAAAGTAACCTAGATAAGTTACCTCACTTTCCAGTGTAAGTGGTCATTGACAAATAAATTACAAACATATTCTATAAAACTTAACAGACGATATAAGTAAAATTATGGTGGTGGTCGTCCATAAACCGATTCATAAATCTCACGGTATCTAATCTTTTGCTCTTCTCTATAGGCATTAATTTCCGTAATCTCATCTTGAATGTCAAGTATAACACCTTGTGTAATAAGATTACTTCTATCAATGTAACTTCTGTAAAAGCTCCGTTCATCGGATACAGTGTGTCCCTTTGCACGAAGTTCTTCAAGTGTAAATTCCCGCAACCTAATACCAAGTTGTTGTGCCCGCTCCCTCACCGCATCCTTTCTCACACCTGCGGTAACTCTCTGTTTTATTTTGAGATACTTGAGACGACTTTCTCTCTGTTTTATCTGTCTTGTGGCTTGTCCGATCGCGTGTGCGTGTTGAATTAACGGTTCTGTAATCCGATCAAGATCATTGTTTTGTTCTTCTTCGGAATCACTATCTATAATAGGTCTAGGTGCACGAACTCTCGGTAAATGTGCCTCTGGGGAAGTCGGTCGTGGCACGACCTTGTATAAGTTTTTCATATTGTGACACATTTTCAAGTATTCCCCCTCTGGGATTGACTTGGAAACGAGGTCAATAGATTGCATGAGGCTGGTGAGGTCTTCCATTGTTACAGTTAAAATTACATGGGTCTAATTCTGACTTAGGTTGTTTTATTAACAAAGTCTTGAATTTTGTATGATCAATAACTCCCAGTGATTTATTAATCATATTCTTCTGGGTATACATCTTCATGAAACGATAAACTATCTCCGTCACCTATCTGTGCAACCTTTATACTTTGAACATTTCCGTGATAAGGAGATGGTAGTACTCGTTGTGATCCATAGATTATCGTACTTGTACCAGAATAAGTTTCACCCGTAAAGATTTCTACTGCGTATCCACTTGGTATAATTATTGATTTTATTCCATTTGAAAGATCACTCTTATCATAATTTTGAAATGGTAAAGCTTTTTCGGTTCCATTATAATCATCACTCGTGTAAGTGTAAACTTGTCCAGTAAGCTCCTTTTGTTTTTCTTTTTGTTTTTCGTGATTTTCTCTGTCGCGTGGTATTTTTATTCTAAATGCAATTTGATCATCAGTTGTACGTTTATCTTCAAACTCACTTGTGCTCCAAAAGATACGACATTTACGGCGTCCATCTGTCTGAAACGCATTACATTCATAATCTAAATCACCAATGTCTTCGTCTTTGTCATAACATATCTTTGCACATTCACCTGATGTAGACGCATATACATCTTTGTAATCATTTTCATCATCTGCACGAACTGCTATACGACTCAATTCAAAATAATCAATAACATTTGAATAATCTTCGTCACCTTCTTCTCCTGTAACAAACTCAAAAACGCCATCTGACATCAATGGTGTGTCCGGTATATCCACTTTGTTCTTAGTAGTGACATTAGAATTGACATTAGAATTGTTATTTTCTACATGCATACAGTTTCCAAATGAAAAGTCAGAGAATTTCATAGTTCCCTTTGTACACTTGTAAGTTATTGAAATGATACATAGTATTGTAATTATTACAACCAAAAATAGAATCAAAAGTTCTATCATTCTACTATTACCGGATAAATTCTTCTCGTAACTCTGGAAGCGAATCATTGTCATACTGATCGTACCAACTTTCACTTGCTAACATTTTACGTAACTTTGAAAGTTCGTCATCATCTTGTTCTGTCTGGACGGGTGTAGGTGCGGGTGCGTGTGCAGTGTGTTTCTTACAAAACTTTGTTCCAACTACACATTTATTACGACATGCTGTACCCTTTGCTGTTATACCTTCACAATGGTGGACTGGATTAAGAAACTTCTTCAATTGTGCGACTTCATCACGCAACACTTGAACAAGCTCTGTAACTTTTTGAAGCTCTTCTGGAGACATTTTTGGTTTATTGATTACACTAACTAACTTAGGTTATTCTTTTACGCTGTCGGACAACATTTGTATTCATACTTAATATCTTGTTCATTCGCATCATTAATCAGTTTGATGTTAGTGATACCCTTTCCAGTAGGACACACCAAGTTCATCTTGTCTTGTGCAAGAGCATCAATATTATCAGCCGGATTAGTAGGTTGCGTAGTCTTAGTTTCACATCTGTTCATGTCAAGAGGTGTGGGCAAACAAGAATAGGAGTAAGCAATTTGCCCTTCTTCTTCCAAGTTTTGGTAAAGAAGTTGAGCACCCTTGATAAGTTTGTCACCACAGTCAATTGGTTGACCAGTCAACGCAGTAACTTTACCGCTTTCCGCAGTAGTTTCCGGGTTAACATTGGTAATGATATCACCACTTGTATCGATACCCTTCATACATTTAAAATCATATCTGTATTGATCTCCATCTTTCACAAGTGACAGACCAGCCACACCACCTTCTTCACATTCAACAGTGTGATCGGTCAGAACCATGGTTGTAGCACCGACGAAACCTTCAACTTCAGAAAGACCAGTTTCGTCAGTCTTATGCGTTGTAATATAGAACTGACTCGGTTCAATCATAAAGACAGAAGCTTCATCTTTGTCTTTCGTAGTCAAAATTTGGCTACCCTGGACCTTGATGAAATATTTTCCAGTACGATCAGAAATTCTATAAGAATCACCAGACTTTTGCAATTTAAGTCTAGACGTCGCATCCTTGCTGTTTGTCAGCTGAACAACACTCGGGGTAATTCGAATAACTCTATCCGGAACAGCAGAAGCACCAGAACTCACAAGGTAGAAATAACCAGCTCTGTCAGCCTCTTCAAAGTTCCACTTAGCAGCCTGATCGGTATTTCTGTAACCGGTAACCATCAAAGTTCCATCATTCTTGACCTTCAACATCTTCTGGTATTTTTCTTCATGAATCCACCCATTCACAATGCTAAAAGTCTCTTCTTCAGGAGTTTCATCTTCCTTTTCATCATCATCTGGAGGTTCGTAAACATGCGGGGTAACGGAAGGCGCCTTTTCTTCTTCCGTCGTGGAGAAGTATATAACTGCTCCAACAACTATCAACAAAATAAGGACAATTAATCCGATCACGACACCGCTCATGATTTAGTATATCATAATATTTTTATTCAAAGACGAATTCTCGTTACTGAATCAAGTATACACAAAAAGTTACCGAAGAGAGCCACTTTTTGTATAATGTCTTCTCTGTTCATCCTGTAAGAAACATCCAAAATTATTCCAGTGTGCAAATAACAGCCTTGCAAAGAGAGTCAGACTCGATTGAGTCAGTCGGCACTGGGTTTAGCAGGCTTCGGGCAGCATCTATACTCTATGTTACCATCACCGTCGTATTTCCATTGAGTCAATAGCTTATTTGCTGGACATTTAACTTCGTTACCTTTCCATGTGCCAACGTGTGGATGTCTAGAATAACCACTCGCTGACAACGATTCACAACTGTTTGCATCTGATGTCTCTGCAGTTGTACATTGGTACTGAACTCTCATACTTCTACTCCACTGATCAAGTCTCCACTGTTTCAAGAAATTGTCACCACAATTTATATCATGTCGGTCAATGTAGTACATGTCATTTCTACCTTTCTTTTCTCCTGAAGCGTTAACACCTGTCTGTTTAGATTATGTTCCACTCAGAACAGTTGAATTTAGACATGTAAAAGAATTGTTAACCTGACTACCCACTTTGTTAAATTTAAATGAAGACAAAGCACCCGATGGGCAATTAACATTATGTCGACCACCGTACGACTTGGGCCCACCATCAGATGCGTAGTTTGTGTTACCTCGACTTGTATTGTAAGCCATAATGTCTCCACCACCCTCTTTATATTCTTTCAATCTGTATGCTTTGTGTTGACTGTTAATTTCGCCGGTCGTGCCATCAATTGTGGGATATAATTTGCAGTAACTACCGTCATCACTCAGGAAACCTTGGCACTTTTCACTCTCATTTGGCATATCAACTTCATCGTTAAAACATATCTTCGCACACTCCGCAGCATTTGTTGCTGAAGTAACAACCCCATTACCAGAAAATCTGTCTCGATTTCTATTAAAGTAGTCCAGGTAGTCCAGGTTTGGATCAGCAGCATCATCGTCAACGGGTGCATCTGGTATCAGGCCATCACCATCTGTAGAATCGCCTGACAAGTCTGACACGTCTGAAGACTCTTCACTGCTTTCTTTGATATCTCCCGACACAACAGCTTTGACGTCTTTTATTCCAAAATTAGTACATTTTTTAATATCAAACTCTGACGTTTTCAATGTTCCATCGCTACAAGCATAGAAAACACCACCACCCAATGCAGATGAACACAGGGAAGATAAACACGCGATAAACAAAAATATTATTAACGTGACAGCTTGTCGTGCCATTCCTATTTTTAGGTTATATTTTTTTTACATCCTGAGTACTTCAAAGTGAATTTCCGGTAAAGCCTCCATCAAAATGTTCCCGTGTGTTTTACATAATTCACAATCACCGTGATAAGATGTGTCGATAGGATGATTGTGGATTGGTATACACTTAACTTCTTTAGTTCGCTTGATTCTCTTTTTAGGTTTTTCTTGTTCTTCAGTTGGTTTCAATGATCTGACAATGTCAATGAGTGATTGTATCTCTTCGATGATTGAATTCATATAGCTGTCAATGTAGTACCTTTGAGGTAAAATGATCTTTTTTCGTAACTTGGTAGTGTGCTGTCACTTAGGTTACCCTTTGGATACAATCTACAATAGATACGGTCGTCGTCTGATTCTATATCTTTAAATTCGGATGTAAATCCACCGCACTCTAGACTACTAGGACCGACTGGTACTTGTTGTTCGTAACATATCTTTGCACATTCGCCCAATGTCCGAGCAGATATATCACTATATCCCGTTCCGTATAGTCTCGTGTCCATTTCATTAAATTCTGAAACAAAATTGTAATCCACATCTTCTTTATCATCTTCGCCATTCGTGGAGGTTGACTTTACAAATAAATTATCATCTTTTACTTCAACTTTAGTTTGTGTTTGTGTTTTAGGCTTTTCAGCTTCTGGAAAAAAGGAAAAACACTTATCAAATGTAAAATCACCTGATATTAATGTGGTGTCTGTACACTTGTACAACAAAGCCCACCCTAATACAACTGTACTAAAAAGTATTGTGATTACAGTGGCTATGAGACTAATATCTTCCCCTGTTGCCATACTTATGAGTATATTACATTTTATTTATTGAATCATGATACGTTCGCGGTCCAAGAGAGTTATGTTTGCAAGTTCAGTATAACGATAGTATCGAATAGATATGCCATATTTTCGACGCATGATTGGATCGGCATAGTTATTAACAACTCTTTGCAAAGATTCGGGTGAAGCTTTGAAAAATTCAATACCTTTGTATGTCGTCGATGCATTTTTAAACTTTGCTTTCTTGTAAACTTCTTTGATGAAAAAATTAAAAACTTCGTTTGGGTTAGACTTCTTGAACCGATCACTTTCTATGAGATCAATCACATAGTAACCATGTTTCTCAAGTATAATGTTAGCTTGAACATATGGATAATATTCAATGTATGCGGTAAAGTCGTAGATACTTGGCAGAGTCACATATGTTGTCACAAACGTTGATGGGACTGGATGTGTGTGATAAACGATGTAAGCTTTAAGATCATCAAAAGATGGTGCAACTTTTTTGAAATTGTTATTTGTCCGCTGGGTCGGTGTATTAAACTTGACAGTCCCTCTCAGGTTATCGACACTAAAACGAGTAGACCCCACATATTCAACACTTTGTTCGTATGATTTTTTATAAATAGCCTTCAAATCATTTACAAGTTTTCTACTAAGACGAACATCCATAGATGTTTGGTTCATATCCGTGATTGTCCCAAGGTTGTAAACATTTTCACTCAGATTAATCTTTCGTGTAAAATTTTTTGTCAATGTCTGAACTGCCTGATCAGTCATCAATCGTGCCTTCTTTTTTGGAGGGATATTCTCATTAGAATTGTTTCTTGGTCTGACCCTGGAAGACATCTTATTTAAGATCAATATTTTTAATGTCACAGATTTGAACAGGTTTCTTAAATATAGTCATAGTAAGAATGACTAGATTTACGAATAAATTAAGTAACATGACAGCTGACACACTTTCATTGGAAGGTGTCCGAGTGTAGAAGATAGAAAAAACTATGATCGATGTACATAAAAAAAGTTTGCGATCGATCGTTTCCATATTGACTTGATTAATACCATGATGGTTCATTAACTTAGGTAGATTCACTCAGCATATTGTGAAAGTGTTCACAAAAGTTTTGGAGCTTTGGTAGTATATCATTGTTCCACTTTCCATCGTCACGTTGAATGAGATATGATTTCTTTTCGTCATTGTATTGTTCAATCAATCGACAATATTCTATGTCTTTCAACATCTGAAGGTAAGTCTGACACTGAACTTCTTCGTAATCTCTCACAGTATTGAAGAGACCTCTTGTACGGTTTTTAATTTCAACCAAAGTTCTAGATCCATCGTCGTGTAATTGAAGTCGATCGATTCGCCCAACAATCTGGTACTTTGTACCCTCAATCTCACAGATGTCAAACTTATAAAAAGTATCATCTTCGATCAAGTTAGCGAGATCTGTATCGGCTGTCTTCTTCTCATTGCGTGTTCCATGGTTCGTATATAAAGTTTTCTTGATGTGATCTTTAGCCTTGAAGATATCTTGTGGTTGTAATCCAGATCTTTCAAGTTGATGAAAAAGTTTACGAGTCTCTTGTTGAACATCGGTACTCACCTCAGATTTAAAAGTTTCTGCAGACTTGAGAATTTGTTTAGTTGCATCAGATGAATTAAGTATACCCAATGCTTCATCTTCTTTCGTCTTGCTTGTAAAAGTTTGTGGACTGTACTTTTTCCAAAGTTCTTCAACAAGTTCTTGAGGTTTCTTGTATTGATTGATACCAATAGCTGAAGCAACCGATGAAGCTCCAATGATTACTTTCTTGACACCAATGTCTTTGAGTTCTCTCTCCGTTTGTCCAATGAGGAAGGGATAGACCTTACCACACGCAATGGAGTCGGCAAGAGAGTTGTGGGCATTGTCAAACTCTTCACCGAAGATATCCTTGTATAGGTTTATAAGCTTGATGGGTGCCATAAAACGATCCTTGTAAAGCTGAAGAGTACACCGGATCACGAAGTCTTCAATTTGGTCGGTATTCAAACCATGACGAAGCATTTCTGAACGAAGGACACTCTCATCAAATTGGGCATTGTGAGCGACAAGTGTTTTGGTGCGAGGTCCAATGAACTCCATGAAATCACGGAATACTTCGGGGAATGGACGCCCCTCCTTCATAGCCCTCTCGTGGGTGATACCATGAATTGCTGTAGAGTCTTTGCCAATCACGAAGTCATTGGGTCTAATGATCGCATCAAAAGTTTTGATGATACGACCCTTTTGTGAAAAGCGCGCAGCACTAAGGCTGACCGCACGACACCCGTCAAAGTTTGGTAGAGTTTCTTGTGTTACTTTTGTATTTCGTCTCCCTCTCGGTAGTCCCGAGGTTTCAAAATCGAAGGCTATATAGTTCATACAAGCCATTTGTGTATTAACTAAATAGGGTCTCTTATCTTTATCCCTTGGTAATGAGGTAATGAATCTCACCCACCGACCAGATAATACCGGGGATTGCGAAAGCATTTTGAAGGGATTCAATGATGGTGTTCGTGAAATGTTTGGTTTTTGTATTAAAAGGTGGGACTTAGGTCACCCAAACATCAATTTACATGCATGTGTTAGTGTTTTGAGCTGAACATGAAATAATTTGTTAAAGGTATTATAGTACTTAAGGTTAAAATATATCTTGTATATAATAGCCATAATCGAAGTATTTGGCATAACTTTAACCGGTCGTGGCATTTTAAAATAGTTCTCAAGTTCTTCGGTCGCCCATTTACTATAAAACTTTTGAGTCTTTGGATCATTAACCAATTTCATATTCATAATACGAACCGCTCGCTTCAAATGTTTACGATGCAATTCGTATGATGCTTGATTCCAAATTAGAACCTTTTTAGTTACATTTTTTTTATGGATTTTATTGATTCCATAGTGATAATGAAAATGCTTGTGGACCAGTTTCTTCACCATCTTTTGGTTTTACATTTAAAAGTCATGACTTAGGTTACAACCAATCTCTTCTGCGAATTGGGTCATTCTCTCTTTATCGCATGTACAATCTACATAGTCACTTTCACTACGAACGAGGTCACAGTGTTCGCACACCACAGTCTCATCATCTTCTTGTGGTGCCAAGTACTCTTCCCGAAGCTCTTCGGCAACAAAGACCCTCATGACCTCGTCCATCTCTTCCACAATTTTTTTCGCCTTCTTTTGGAAATCTTCGTAGATCTTGAACTTGGTCTTTGGAAGTTTCTCGGAAAGGGCAATGAGAGCCTTTGCGTCAAATACA